GTATATCCTCACTTAATAATGGCGTGAGTGTAATACTAATTTCATCACCCTTATCAACGCCGTTGTTTTTGTAATGGTAGTCGTTAATTGCTCTCCAGCAGTCATCTATACATTTCATATCTCCGCCGATAAACCCCTTATCTCCGCCGTTAATTCTTACTTGATAGACCTCCTCGTGTGATACTTCATTTATCATACAGCATTTACAGTAATCATTACCGTCATATCCCATACCGTCAACCCAGTCTTCATACTGTTTCTCACAGTAGTAGCATGTCTTCATTTCAATACTCATCGTATTTGTTCTTGTAATATGCTTATACCTATATTAGATTATTACACTTCAATTTTTTTTTTAATCTAATTAAAAAAGAAATATATAATCATTTTAACGACTATTTAGATTATTTCAACTACAAAATGGATTATAATATGATATAATTTTAAAATTATATCATCTTTGATGCTGTAATAATCTAAAACGGAAATAAAAAAGGATTAAATACCTTTTTATTTTGATTAATATATGTTAAATGTTGAAATAATCTAATCTAAACCCCTTCAAAGTCATTATTCACCTCTGCTCCTCCCGCTGCGGCTTGTGGCGGCTTGTATCTATACGCCTTACGGCAGAGCGGACACTTGTTTAAGCGTTCGTCTGCGAAGCATCCTTTACAGAGTAGGTGACCGCAGTTAGGGACAGCAGTATTACCTCTATTTAGGGTTTCCAGACATATCGGGCAGTCCGTATATTCGTGTAGCCTCTCCAGCATATCCAAGTATCCCTTCTTCAAGTGTGCGAGTTTTTGTTCTTCGTTTAATAATGTAATACCCTCCAATACACCCTTCATCTGTGTATCCCATTCCCTTACCATATCTACTTGTTGATAAAACATCGCCCACCCCACTTTGCTCTTACGCTCAAGGGTGCGGACTTTTGCTTGTAGTTGTGCGTAGGTTGGTTGTGCTGCCATATTGTATTGTTGATATATACTTATCTACTAAATCCACTTCAATTTTTTTTTACTTGGTGTATTTGGATAATACCCTTGTAGTGCGTTCAATTTACCACTGGACTCTAACCAAAAAAGACTTTCAATTTTATACACTTTTGTAGCAAGCAAGATTATATACAATATTTATAATATATAATCTACCATTTTTTTATAATAGTGAGATGTTCCACTGGGATATATATGTGCTCCTTCTCATCCCAACAGCACCCTAACCTGCTAAACGGGGCGGTCGTATATTTGCTAAATGCTTCAGCGTCATACTGTATGTATGCGAGGCAGTCGGTAAAGTTGAAGAGGAGATGGAGAGGCTTGGTCGTATCTACCAGTTTATTACAAGTAATCATCGTAGTAGGGTAAGTAGTCATCTTATTTGTTCTACTTTTGAGTTCGTAATTGTTGTCGTCATCAATAAAGTCATATTTCGCATACTGACCCTCTGTTGCTGCTATACCTCGTTTAAAATATTCGGTAATTACGGGTAATACCTTCTCTTCTTGAGCCTTTCCGTATTTGTATGATTTATTCCAGTGAACCATCTATATACTATACATATTTTATATTTTTCATTAATGAACGAATTATAATCTAACTGTATAATATAAATGGAAGAATTGCCTAAACCTCCACAGAAAAAGTTGAGTATAGAAGAGAGGATTAAAACCTCGATGACTAACGGAGATTTAGAAAGACATACGGGCATTAAAGATGCCGACATTATCAAGTATAGCGACCTTTCTAATTACTCCAAGATTGAGGAATTATTACCACAGGATAAGTCTGCTCGTATTATTCTTATAGAAGATAGTTATAACCACGGGCACTGGGTCTGCGTATTACGCTACGGAGATACAATTGAATATTTTAATTCTTACGGTAAGAAATACGATGCGGACTGGGGCTTTGTAGGTCGTATGATGCGAGTTATTCTCGGTCAGCAAAATAACGATATGACCCGCTTAATGAAACAAGCAAAGAAGGACGGATGGAAGACCGTATGGAATAAAGTGCCTTACCAGAAATTATCTGCCGACATTCAAACATGCGGTCGCTGGTGTGTATTCCGTATTGAGACGATGAAAATAGGTTATAACCTTGATGAGTTCCACTCGTTAATTAAAAAATTAACAACTGAAAATGGTGGTAATTCTCCCGACTGGGTTGTTTCTAAATATGTTGAGTAATTAGGCATCGTAAGTCACACTTCGTTTTAAAGCGGGTCTTGGAATATTAAACTCCGCTGGACTAATGCTACTAATACCCGCCACCATCGGGACGGCGTGGGCTTGGTTGGCTAATTCGGTGTTTATTTTAAATACATCAAAATTAGACTTCTCTTCTTTCACTCCTTCCTTAACTACCTTGTCGGCAATCTTGGCGACCATTTCGGCTGCTACTGGGTCGTATGAATTGGTTGTTATTTTAACATCTAATACATTCCCTGCGATGTCCTGTAAAGGTAGGTTGTAAGAAATACTAAACTTTTCTTGTTCCATTATATATACTATATAGATTATATAATTGACTAAATAGATTAAAATACCCTATATCCCAGAATATCCCGAGTATCCCATTTTCACCCTAATTTTGAAAGTTCGTCTTGCGTGGGGTGGAAACTATATAGGTATTTTGAAAAATAGGTCTATTTTGGGATATTAGGGATATTCAGGGATACTTCTTCTGGGGGTAATTACTAATCAATACCTCGCCTCTACGCTTACCTTCAAACCCTTTACCTGCTGCCTGCGACCAGCCACTTCTTACATTCCAAGTCTTAATAGTAAAGTCCTTGAATAGACGGCGTATATTCGGGCTGTCGTTAATCGTCATTAAGAATTGACCCTTTATACCGTGTAGTAAATTAGCAAGGCGTTCAAAATTAAAATCAACATCTTCGGCATATTCAAAGTCCTCGTCGGTATTCTCGTAAGGTGGGTCTAAAAAAAAGAAGGTGTCGGGGCTGTCGTATTTCTTTATAATCGCACCGTAATCTCGGTTCTCAATCTTGGTGTCCTTTAATGCCTCCTTCCATTTATCTAATGACCGCTTCAATTTCGTAAATGGATTGCTGGGTTTATAAATGTTCTTACTTTCTATTACTGGTTTGCTACTAAATCCAAAACAGGTATGTATTATTTCCCGCAGTATTTTATCTTCATTCGTCTTCTTCGGTTTGCTGTCCCAGAATGCCTTGACTTTCGGTATAGTGTTTAAATCTTGGCGGTATTTATCCAAGTCTAACGATGCCTTTTTAATCATATTAAAACGGGATACTACACCTTTATCCAAGTCATTAAGTATATTCTCCTCTGCCTTTTCCTTATTGTAAAATATAGCACCCGACCCAGCAAATAACTCCACATACCTCCTGTGCGGGGGTATAATAGGTATAATGTCCTTACGGTGTCCGTATTTATTACCTTGACGACAAAATGGAGGCATTAATGATGGTTGACGCATCGCTACGCCTCCCGTCTTTTCTTGTTTTAATTGCCGTAAGAGTTCTGTTAATTCGCTCATTATATATTATTAAGATATTTTAAATTAATAATGTATTTTTAATCTCTTTTAATGTAGTTATTCATCGCAGTCTCGCTGGATGTCCCCATCGCTTCCACATCGTCAGCCAGTTCTTTCTGTGCGTCCCCGTATTTACTCGTTAAAAATATATTACGGAGCATGCTCGACCCTACTTTTCCGCTAAATATTTTATTCAACATTCGGGTCATATCCGTAGATGTCTGTAATGGTCGTCCGTCTTGATGGACTAAAAACGGGACGGGTATAGGGTTTTTCTTTTTCAATTCCTTACCATTCGGGTGGTGTGCTAAATACACCTTGATTATCTCCTTCAATTCTTCGGGGACGGGTAGGATTTTCTGCTCGTATTTCTTGGCGGTCTTATAATTATTAAATACCCACTTCCAGTCAGCAATATTCAAATAGTTCTCATCACTTTCATCAGGGGTTTTCTTCACCACCATCATATCAATATAGTCCTTATTCCTGCGGGGTGCTTGTAAGCAGTAGAGAGATAATACGACCAATTGTAAGAGGCGGTTATACTCATCTGCGGTTATTTTACGACGATTACCAATTTCATCTAATATATCCTTCAATTCCTCGCACTTTCCCATTACCTCATCTTGGTTAATCCAGTTCTCCTTCTGGGTCGCACTCTTGGTGGTGTTGCTTTTCAATTCCCCGTTCAATTTCATCAACTCCTCGTAATAACGGTTATATAATTTCTTATACTTGGCTTCAGGACGGTCTTTTAAAGAACTTACGATGGCGATTAAATAGGTGCGACGGGTATTCGGGTTCAGTTCTCGTAATCCTTCTAAAATAGCAGGGGGAGAGAGGAATGTTAGATTTTTAATCGGCTTCCCCTTGTTTAATTTAGTAAGGTTGAAAGTGTAAAGTTTTCTGGAAGAGGCAGAGATGTCGGGTTTATTACTAAACGGGTCAAATGTAGTAGCGTCCATTATATATACTAATTAGATTATTTTTTTGGATAGAAATGCCCTAAACTTTCCCCATTCTTCACATACTCTATCCAGAGTGGATTATAATGGTCGTCAAAGTGTATATAAACTTTGCTTCCGTAATCGTCCAACTCGTAGTATTCAATATATCGGCAATTTTTCAACTGGCACATTTTATATATTAGAATGAGATTATTATATTTACCTATATTATAATGAGTGGTTCTTACTATACGCTTGACGCTAAATACAATACTTTACTGGCTTTAATCCAACAGAATGCCACCACTGGTAATACTCTTGAAGCGGTTTTAACTCAAGGAAACGATGCGGCAGGGTTGTCGATGACGAATGTTGATAATATAGATTTAGTGACTATTAACGGTAATGCTTATCCGCCCCTTGTTGCTGGGGACAATTTAGAGCAAGTGCTTACTAACGGCAACGACGCTAATGGGTTGTCGATGACTAACCTTAATGATGTTGCTCTTACGACAATCAACGGTAGTGCTTATCCGCCCCTTGTTGCTGATAATACACTCACAGAAGTTTTAACCGCTGGTAATGATGCGGGTGGGTTGTCGATGACTAACCTTAATGATGTTGCTCTTACGACAATCAACGGAGCTGCTTATCCTCCTGCTATTCCAACTCCTACTGATATTACTATAACAGACGACAATACGAATGCTGTTTTTTATCCTACTTTTGTTAGTGGGACGGGGACACAAACCTTAAAAGCAGACACTACAACAACTCAATTTTCTATCAACCCTAATACAAGCGACTTTAATGTAGGTTCAACACTCAAACTTACACAAAGCGAATTAGCAATTGGAAAAACATCAGGAACAAGTCAAGGTTCTAATTGTATTGCTATTGGTGCTGGGGCAGGTCTATCTCAAACTACTAATGCTATTGCTATTGGTGGATTAGCAGGACAATCGCAGACAAACGCCAGTATAGCAATCGGTTTTAGAGCAGGGGAAACACAAGGTCTTTACGGCATCGCCGTCGGTTTAGACGCAGGGAAAAACCAACTCGTAGATACTATTGCGATAGGGAGAAACGCAGGACAAGGAACAAGCACAGCACAGGGAGCGAATGCTATTGCTATTGGTCTTAATGCTGGTGTAGCATCTCAAACGGCAGGTTCAATCTGTTTAAACGCATCAGGCGTAGCACTCAACCCAGCAGTAGCAGGTTGCTTTATTAATCCTATACGATTGGACGATACTTTACCAATTCAACCAGTATGTTATAATAATATCACAAAGGAGTTGTTTTACACTTCATCAGCAAAGTTCGTTTATCTCAACGCACCAGCAGGATACGCCAATAAGATTTATTCTAATGGTTCGGTTGTTTTTGGTGGGTTGGTTGCTCCCTTCTTGTCCGTCAAATCCACTGCGGGTCTTACCAAC